TCTTGAAGAAAAGGCTGTATCAAAAGCACAGCAGAAGTTTTTTGGCATGGTGCGAGCAAAGCAGAAGGGCGAGATGGATGATGCATCTCCTGAAGTAGCAAAAGCCGCTAAGTCTATGTCAAAGAAAGACGTAAAAGATTTTGCGAAGACCAAGCACAAAGGTCTGCCCGACAAAGTTGATGAAGTCAACAAAGCACATAACACCATGTTTAAAGCCGCGTTCAGAAAGAAAGAAGCAGAACGTGAAAAAGCTGAAAGAGAGAAGCGACTGAGAGCTAAGGGCTGGGTCAGAAATGATCGTGGCGGTATGTCAAAGGTCAAAGAGTCGACCGAACTAGCTGAATTCTCTGATGCCCAGTTGCAACAACTCAAGAAGGCATACGCTGATCTTGAAAAGATCAACGTGACATCGCCTACTTACAAAAAGCTGAAGGCTATGATTGCACGTATGGACAAAGCCGCACTTGAAAAAGTCGCTCGTGCAAAGGTTAGATTCGTGTCTCAGATTGCGGCACGTGAACTCGCCGCTAAAGGCGTCAAGTTGAAAGCAAGCGAGTATATGGAATCGAAATGAAAACGTTTAAGAACCTAAGGCTGAAAGAAGATAAAGACCCCAATGAGTATGATCAAGAAGGGGAAATGGCGAAGACTCAACTCAAGACTATCGTGCGAAATGCGCAAGACTTGATGAAGATGTTGGGCGACGATGACAATCTTCCAGAATGGGTTCAAAACAAAATTACGAAAGCGAACGACTACCTTGATAGCGCAACTGACTATCTAAAGGCGAATGGGGACGAAGATGAAGAAGTTTAAAGATCATCGAGCAGACGAAATCGATTGTACTTGTGAGTCAATGTACGAAGACCTCGTGCAGGAAGCCGCTGAGTACCAAGGCAAGAAAGTGAAGCTGAACGATCCATTTCGTACGCCTGGTGGTCCTAGAAAGTTCTCTGTCTACGTTAAAAACGAAAAAGGTAATGTAGTGAAAGTTAACTTCGGTGATCCTAAAATGGAGATTAAGCGTGACGATCCCGGGCGAAGAAAAAGTTTTAGGGCTAGGCATAACTGCGATAATCCTGGTCCAAAATGGAAAGCAAGATACTGGTCTTGCTATCAATGGCGTGGGGGAGCAAAAGTAGACAATTAAGTCTACTGCGGTAATAAATCGAATGGGAGCACTGAACTAAAATGGCTACTACAAAGGAGCTTATCGAAGGACTCGATAACAAAATTGATAAGCACATCATTGATACTGCGGATCATGAAGCGCGAATGGCGGCTATTGAAAGGCACATGGAGAAACTCACCGAGGCAGTTGTCATGATTGCGAAGGTTGAAGAAAAGATCAATGTGCTAGAAGAGCGCCGTGAAGAGCAACACGAAAGAATAAATAGAATATCGTTGAAAACCGACGATATGTCAAAAGATATTTCATCCTTAGTTGAGAAAGTCAACTTGGGTATGAAAGTAAGCTGGCTAGTTATTGCAGTCTTTATTACTGCGATTGCCACACAAATAGGTCTACCCACTTAAACGGAGAAAGCAATGAATCCCTCGTATATCAGAAAAATGGCAGAACTGTGGGCCGAAGTAACAGAAAAGAAAAAGATGGATCCTGTCGGTAAAGCTGATGCTGACATCGACAACGATGGTGATGTTGATTCTTCGGACGAGTATTTGCACAAGCGCCGAAAGGCTATTAAAAAGGCCATGAAAGATGAGTCTGCTGACATGGACACGAAAGAAGTCGATAAAGCACTCAGTCACGATTGCGCCAAGCACGTAACTTCAGAGCAATGGGGTTTCGGAGAGTGTATCTCTGGACAACATACGCTCGTTGAAAACGAAGACGGCACTGCTACTGTCACTCACTATGACGTGATGTTTGAGCATGGCGTCGAGTTTGACGTTCCTGTCGAAGACCTTGACATTCTTGTGTCTGAGTCTCACAAGCACACTGCTAAGAAAAAGATGAAAGAGTCAAAGCAACCTAATCAGTCTGGTGCTAAAGCTGAGACTATGAAAGACAAGCGCAAGGGCAAAGCGGCTGACGATATGGCAAAAGACCATGATGCAGATAATCCTAATCTTGAAAAAGATGATGCGCAAGGTCACGAAGATGCGACTAAAGCTGGTCGTGCTGTAAAGGGTCAAGCACCTGCACGTCCTGGCGAAAAGCGCATGGGCGACACAAAGATTGTTAATCCTGTCAAGGGTGCAGTAACAACTACTACTGGTAAGGAGGGCTAAATGGCTATCAAAACCCCACCTTGGGCTCCCAAGGGCACTGAACCAACTGCGAAGGGCTGGATGGCTCCTAGCGGTGAGGTTGTAAAGAAGCAGAAATTTACTGCTGATCAAATCGCTGAGTGGCACGGTGAGCAAGCAATGGCATCTAAGCCAGCTCCTAAGCCAAAGAAGCAGACGTTGCATGAAGCGCCTGTTGTTGAAACCGTCATTGACGAAGCTACTGAAGAATTTCATTATGGAGACGACGATACTGAAACTGTAGAGGAGTGATTTAAATGGCCGAAGAAAAAGAAGAAAAGAAATCAGGCTATCACCCCGCAGACACAAACGGCGACGGACATGTTTCTGAAGAAGAACATGCAATGTATATGGAGTTTAAGCGAAAGGAACTAGAAGATGCTGACGCAATGCGAGATGCGCAACGAAGCATGACATGGTTCGCTCTGTTTGGTCTACTGCTTTATCCGTTTGCAGTAGTCCTCGCAGACTGGATTGGTCTTGATCAAGCGTCTAAAATTCTAGGTGATATGGCGGCTACATACTTCGTATCTGTTGCGGCTATCGTAGCGGCATTCTTTGGGGGTCAAGCGTACTCTGCTAAGAAATGATCGTAACTTTCATTAACTAAAAGAAGCCCGCATTTTCGCGGGCTTTTTTATACATAGATAAAACAGACTCTCACTACGAATTTACAAGGTAAAAATGCAACTATTTAATGAGATCAATGAAGACAACTTTCTTCTATTTGCGGCAAAAAACTATTATAATCCTAGATGCATCGACGCAGAAGAACTCTACGAAGACCTTAAGAGATTCAAGTATCTGAAACGTCTGATCAAAAGATATCAAGATGGCGGCAAGTTGGCTGTAAACTTGATCATGAATCATCTTGTGGTCATTTTTAATGTGTTCGGTGTTGAAGCTGGTCTGAAAATGCTTGAATTTAAATTGACTAGCACAGACGATTTAGTTGTAGTCAAGCCGTTTTTGATTTATTTGAACGCCATAACAAATGATAAATATACTGGCATACCAATGGACAATCATGTCATTGAAGAACTGAGGAAAATATAGTGTCACTAGCAACACGAGCAGGCGATATTTATTATTCGTTTCGATTTGTAAAACTGCTGACCACTCCATGGTCAGAGACAGACGCCTACAAACTAGGCATCATTGATGAGAACGGCAAGCGCGATAAGTCCGTCAAGTTAGACAACGACGAAAAGAAGACCGCATATTCTACGTTCATTCGTCTTGTGTTTAATATCAAAAGATTACTAGAAAAAATTCCTGGCGGCAGAAATACTGTCGCATCATACGCCGCGGCTCTTTTTCTTTTGAGAGAAAAGTATCAGTTGTCAGATAAAAGTATTGACAAAATTCTAAAACAGTGTAAAATAGATCCGCTAGACTTAATGGCTGAGTCTTCTACATGGTACGTGTTAGATGACGGGCAACTGTCACCCGGAGTGTATCGATTACGCGAAGATCGAGTAACTTCACAAGACCTCGACGTTAACGCAAAAGACACCGTTCGTGTTTTGCCCGAGGCATATCCTGTTGGTGACATGCTTGGCTTGCATGTCTACGAAGCGATTCATATAAATACTAATCAGCCTCTATATGTGACAGTCGGAGAACTATACAAGTGAAGACGTTCAAACAATTCAACGAAGAGCCCACAATGACCACTGGTCCTAAAATCGCAGGCACTTCGCCAGGAGATCCAGCAGACTGGATGCACGGCAAGAAAAAGAAGCGTCGACCATTGACTCGTCATTATGTAGAGATCGCAGGTAAGTTTAAAAAGCAATCAAAATGATTCGAATACTGCCCGTTCTGTTATTGTCAGGATGTGCAGTTGGCTGGTCTCCGAGTATAATCAGAGACGAAATGCCAAAC